GAAAATAGCTGACAGTAAATATATAAACAGGAAACAAGGGCTTCTTCGTGAGGCTCTTTTCTTTTGCTCAAACAAGGAGGCGGGCCTATGCGCAAACTGAAAAAATACAGGCCGACCTCCTTCATGGCGGAAGGCTCATACTACGACAAGGCCGCCGCCGATTACGCCGTTTCTTTTATCGAAGCCCTCTCCCACACCAAAGGCGCCTGGGCGGGGAAGCCCTTTGAGCTGATCGACTGGCAGGAGCAGATTGTCCGCGACATTTTCGGCATCCTCAAACCCAACGGCTGCAGGCAGTTCAACACGGCCTATGTGGAGATCCCCAAAAAACAAGGCAAGTCTGAACTGGCCGCCGCCATCGCCCTGCTGCTTACGTGCGGCGACGGCGAGGAACGCGCCGAGGTGTATGGCTGCGCCGCCGACCGCCAGCAGGCCTCCATCGTGTTCGAGGTGGCGGCCGATATGGTGCGGATGTGCCCGGCGCTGTCAAGGCGAGTGAAGTTACTCGCTTCCACAAAACGGCTGGTATACCTGCCGACCAACAGCTTCTACCAGGTGCTGAGCGCGGAGGCGTACTCCAAGCACGGTTTCAACATCCACGGCGTGGTGTTCGACGAATTGCACACCCAGCCTAACCGCAAGCTCTTTGACGTAATGACCAGAGGCTCCGGCGACGCGCGGCGGCAGCCGCTGTACTTCCTGATCACCACGGCGGGAACGGACAACCAGAGCATCTGCTACGAGACGCACCAGAAGGCCAAAGATATCCTCGAAGGCAGGAAGCGCGACCCCACCTTCTATCCCGTGATCTACGGGGCGAAGGAGGACGACGACTGGACTGACCCCAAGGTGTGGAAGAAAGTGAACCCAAGTTTAGGCATTACGGTGGGCATCGACAAAGTGAGGGCGGCTTGTGAAAGCGCGAAACAGAACCCCGCCGAGGAGAACAGCTTCCGGCAGCTGCGCCTGAATCAATGGGTCAAACAGGCCGTCCGCTGGATGCCGATGGCGAAGTGGGACGCCTGCGCCTTCCCGGTGGATGGGGCAAGCCTCGAGGGGCGGGTCTGCTACGGCGGGCTTGACCTCTCCTCCACTACCGACATTACCGCCTTTGTGCTGGTGTTCCCGCCGGAAGATGAGGACGACAAATACAGCGTCCTCCCCTTCTTCTGGATGCCGGAGAACAATATCGGCCTGCGGGTGCGGCGAGACCATGTGCAGTACGACCTCTGGGAGAAGCAGGGATATTTGCTGACCACCGAGGGGAACGTGGTGCATTACGGCTTCATTGAGCGCTTCATTGAAAACTTAGGCGAAAAGTATAACATCCGCGAAATCGCCTTTGACCGCTGGGGCGCGGTGCAGATGGTACAGAACCTTGAGGGGCTGGGCTTTACCGTCGTCCCCTTCGGGCAGGGCTTTAAAGACATGAGTCCGCCCACCAAGGAGCTGATGAAGCTGACGCTGGAGGAAAGAATCGCCCACGGCGGGCATCCGGTGCTGCGCTGGATGATGGACAATATCTTCATTCGCACGGATCCCGCCGGCAACATCAAACCGGACAAAGAAAAATCCACGGAACGAATCGACGGCGCGGTGGCGACCATTATGGCGCTCGACCGCGCCCTGCGCTGCGGCTCCGGCGATGGCGGCGCTTCAGTCTATGATGAGAGGGGGTTACTGATCCTATGAGCATATTCTCCCGGCTGTTCCGCACGCGGGATAGGCCGCAAAACCGCGTGGGCAGCGGGTTCTCCTTCCTGTTCGGCGGTACCGCCAGCGGCAAGATGGTCAACGAGCGGACAGCCATGCAGGCCACGGCGGTGTATGCCTGCGTGCGCATACTGGCCGAAGCTATAGCCGGGCTGCCGCTGCGCGTATACCGCTACAAAGCCGATGGCGGCAAGGAGAAAGCGGTGGGGCACCGGCTGTACTACCTCCTCCATAGCGAACCAAACCCGGAGATGACTTCATTTGTGTTCAGGGAAACGCTGATGAGCCATCTTCTGCTTTGGGGCAACGCCTACGCGCAGGTGATCCGGGACGGGCGCGGCCAGATAATGGCCCTCTACCCCCTGCTGCCGAACAAGATGGATGTGGCGCGAGCCGCAAACGGCGAACTGACCTATACCTACCGCCGCGACGCCGAGGAAAGCCGGATTAACCCTGACAGCGGGACGGTGACGCTGCGTCGGGACGAGGTCTTGCATATCCCCGGCCTTGGCTTTGACGGGCTGATCGGCTACTCGCCCATCGCCATTGCCAAGAACGCCATCGGCATGGCCATGGCCACGGAGGAATACGGCGCTTCCTTCTTCGCCAACGGAGCCAATCCGGGCGGCGTGCTGGAGCATCCGGGCGTCGTCAAAGACCCCAAAAGGGTGCGGGAAAGCTGGAATGCGGTCTATCAAGGCAGCGGCAACGCCCACCGCATCGCCGTGCTGGAAGAGGGCATGAAATTCCAGGCCATCGGCATCCCGCCGGAACAAGCGCAGTTTCTGGAGACACGCAAATTCCAGATCAACGAGATCGCCCGCATTTTCCGCATACCTCCGCACATGGTCGGCGACCTTGAGAAGTCCAGCTTTTCCAACATCGAGCAGCAGTCGCTGGAATTCGTCAAGTACACCCTCGACCCGTGGGTGGTGCGCTGGGAGCAGGCTTTGCAGCAGTCCCTCCTCCTGCCTTCGGAAAAGCCCCGCTACTTTGTGCGGTTCAATGTGGACGGGCTGCTGCGGGGCGACTACCAAAGCCGCATGACCGGTTACGCCACGGGACGGCAGAACGGCTGGCTGTCGGCGAACGATATCCGCGAACTTGAGGACATGAACCGCATCCCCGCCGAGGAGGGTGGGGACTTGTATCTGGTCAACGGCAATATGACGAAGCTGGCTGAGGCGGGCGTCTTTGCCAACCATCAACCGAAGGAGGTCAGCACATGAGGAAATTCTGGAACTGGGTGCGCAATTCGGACGAAGAGCGCACCCTCTATCTTAACGGCCCCATTGCGCAAGAAACATGGTGGGGCGACGAGGTGACGCCCACTTTGTTTAAAGGCGAGCTGCTGGCGGGCGCGGGCGACATCACGGTGTGGATTAACTCTCCCGGCGGCGATATTTTCGCGGCGGCGCAGATTTACAACATGCTCATGGACTATGCCGGGCAGGTCACCGTCAAGATTGACGGCCTCGCCGCCAGCGCCGCTTCAGTTATCGCCATGGCCGGCGGCGAGGTATATATGTCCCCCGTCTCCATGCTCATGATCCACAACCCCAGCACCATCGCCATCGGCGACAGCGAGGAGATGCTCCGCGCCAAGGCCTTGCTGGATGAGGTCAAGGAGAGCATCATCAACGCCTATGAGCTGAAATCCGGCCTTTCAAGAGTGAAGCTCTCCCACCTCATGGACGCGGAAACCTGGATGAACGCGAAAAAGGCTGTGGAACTCGGCTTTGCCGACAAAATCCTGTTCACATCCGGCGAGGAACCGCAAGACTCAGGAGAAGGCCTGATCTTCAGCCGCATGGCGGTCGCCAACTCCCTGCTTGGGAAAATCCCTAAAGTAAAACCGAAAACAGGTACCCCCATCGAGTCGCTGGATAAGCGGCTCTCATTAATTTCCCACTAAATTTTAAGGAGGACAAACACAATGAGCAAAATCCTGGAACTGCGCGAAAAGCGCGCCAAGGCCTGGGAAGCGGCTAAGGCCTACCTTGACAGCAAGCGGGGCGGCGACGGGCTTTTGTCCGCAGAAGACACCGCCGCCTACGAGAAGATGGAGGGCGACGTCGTGGCGCTGGGCAGGGAAATCGAGCGGCTGGAGCGCCAGGCCGCCCTTGACGCGGAGCTGTCCCAGCCGACCAATAACCCCATCACCAACAAGCCGTCTGCCCACAGCGAGAGCAAGAGCGGCCGGGCCGCCGCCGAGTACAAGCGGGCCTTCTGGAACGCCATGCGCGGCAAGCGCACCGCCGATATCCAAAACGCGCTGCAGGTAGGCGAGGATACCGAGGGCGGCTACCTGGTGCCTGATGAGTTTGAGCGCACTCTGGTAAAATCCCTTGAGGAAGAAAATATCTTCCGGCAGCTGGCCAATGTCATTACCACCTCCAGCGGCGACCGCAAGATCCCCGTGGTGGCAAGCAAAGGCACCGCCTCCTGGGTGGATGAGGAGGGGCAGATCCCTGAAAGCGACGACAGCTTCGGGCAGGTGTCCATCGGCGCTTTCAAGCTGGCCACCATGATTAAGGTCAGCGAGGAGCTGTTAAACGACAGCGTCTTCAATCTGGAAAGCTACATCGCCAGGGAGTTTGCCCGCCGCATCGGCGCCAAGGAGGAGGAAGCCTTCTTTGTGGGCGACGGCCTAGGGAAACCCACCGGCATCCTCGCCGCCACAGGCGGCGGGCAGGTTGGCGCGACCACAGCCGCCGCGGCAGCCATCACCTTGGACGAAATACTGGACCTGTTCTACAGCCTCAAGTCCCCTTACCGCAAAAAAGCCGTCTTTGTCATGAACGACGCCACGGTCAAGGCCATCCGCAAGCTCAAGGACAGCACCGGCCAGTACCTCTGGCAGCCGTCCATCAAGGAAGCAACACCCGATACCATCCTCAACCGCCCCTTGTACACCTCGGCCTATGTGCCGGTAATCGAGGCGGGGGCCAAAACGGTGGTGTTCGGCGACTTCGGCTACTACTGGGTGGCTGACCGCCAGGGCCGGGTGTTCAAGCGGCTAAGCGAACTGTTCGCGCCCACCGGGCAGGTAGGCTTCATCGCCACCCAGCGTGTGGACGGCAAGCTGGTGCTGCCGGAGGCCATCAAGATATTGCAGCAAAAGGCGTAGTTTTATCTTACGGCAGGCAGTCCTAAACGGCTGCCTGCCCAGTTTTGGAAAGGGGGGCGGGCGCGGTGGCGGTCACACTTCATGATACAAAAGCGTGGCTGAGAGTTGACGGTGAGGCCGAGGACGCGCTCATCGAAAGCCTGATTGAGGCGGCGGCGGAGCTGGTGGAAGGCGTCCTCCGCTTCCCTCTGAGCGAGTTTGCGGGAAGCGTCCCCGAGCCGGTCAAGCACGCTATTTACTACGCCGTGGCCAAGCTTTTTGAGGAGCGAAACGACTTGAAACACGACGAGCTGACCCAGGTGCTCAAGGCCCTGCTCTTCTCCTACCGAAAGGCGGAGTG